TTTCGGCAGAGTAAGGTCGTTCACCTACTAACGGAGGTCACATGACTAAGACAGACATTCAAGACGCAATCAGATTCTTGGAGAAACAATACGTTGGAGTCGGCGAACAGGATCGGCTCTTTGAAGTAATCACATCACTCAAACAAGAACTAGAACGGAGAAGTAAAAAATGACCGGCGACACATACGCAATGAGCCAAGAGATCATCGAACTGCAAACCAGAGTGTCAGAACTCATGGTCGCAGTCGAGCGCGTCACCGAACAACGCGACCACGCTGTTGACTCGGCGGAGTCTTTGCACAAAGAACTTGAAGACACAAAGTTCAGACTGTCCATCACGAGTGCCTATGTTGACCGACTGCGCATTCATCTCCAGCAAGGCATCGAACTGTGATCAGCATCGGACTTGACACATACATCGTTTGTCAACTATGTGACGGCGAAGTCCGACTTGACGCCGACCGCATCGCAGGATGCCGATGCGACCCAGACGCACCATCTTGGATCGGCATAGAACCAAACGGCCGTGTGCTTGCATTCAGCCAATCCAAATATGAGATCGTCAAGGAGAACAAATGACAACACAATCAATCGGAGCAGACATCCTGCTCGAAGCACACCAACTCATCACAGGACCACGCCAAGCCACCTACGGCAACGTCACCGAGGACTACAGCAAAGTCATTGAGATCTTCGCTGGGCTGACAGGCATCCGACTATCCATGTCCGACGCGCTGCTGTTCATGGTGTCGGTCAAGATGGCCAGACTCCGCACCAACCTAGAACGCAACCGACTCCACCACGACACCCTCCTCGACGCCCTCGGATACCTGGCACTACTCAAACAAGCCTACGAAGAACTCCCATTCCCGCAGACCGTGGCAAACAAATGAAAGCCACACTCTGCTCCTGTGTCCGCAAACGAGTCCTGCCGGTCAAGCCGTACTGTGGCGAGAAACTAGACGACGACGATGAGTAAAGACGGTGATCCGATTGATGACCGCATCAAATACTTTATTGAATCCGAAGTTGACGCCGACAATGTTTGCACCTCATATGTGCTGGTCGCGACCATCCAAAACTATGTGACAACCGAACAAAAATTCTTCACCATATGCCCACCGGAGCAAGTGACATCAACTACGATCGGGCTACTCGAATCAGCCTCGGCTGCCGAGAAACTACGGATAGCAAGACAGCTACTCGAAGACGATTAGGTCATAGGAGGCCTGCACATGAATGCCAAAGAAAAACAACTACTCATCCAAATGCAAAACGAATTGCAGAAGGAACGACAATGCTGCGACATGCTCGCAGACGCCCTCATCCAAGGCGGACTGGATCGGTCATTCGAAGCGTTGACATTCCACGAACTGTTGCGCAACGGTGTGCAATACCCTGGTGCGACACTTGGCAAGCCACGCGCTAAACGTGCAGTGCGCCGCCGTAATCCGAACCATCCAACCATGGGCTATTACATTGCCGGCAACGATCCGAACTTCAAGTTCGACTTCAAGCCATTTAACCAAGACGAAGACAAGGAGGACTGATGCTTGTACCTGCACTCGTGATTCTAAATATCATGAACATGGCACTGTTAATCAAACGCAAACGAAACGCCTAGGAGGCAAAATGAAACAGATATACATCAACACACGATTCGGAACAACCCGAATCGACTACAACGAGAATGCTGACGGTGACATCATCATCGTCGCAAGCCCAGGCACAAACATCGAAGCCGTGATCCAAGAACCAATCGAATGTTCAGGCATCAACCCTGAAACAATCACCACGTTCAAGAACACCGACGAGGTCGTATTCGAGCCAGTATGGCAAGAAGAGAAGCGTCGCGTTCTATACAGCGACGAAGGACCAAATGAGAAATATCTTCGTGACCTTATGGGCGATGACGCTTACGAGGCTTACGAAGCGCAGTGGTGAGCCGATACAAAAGCCAACCACGATATCCAGCTTACAAATTGTTAGCGCAATATCCCAAAGACAAAAACAACGGATTCCTTGCGGATGCCTTTGGGGTAACGCGCTCAACAATCATCAGATGGAAGAAGCAGACAGCACTCTTTCGCTGTTCGATGCAGATAAGTTCTCAATCAAAATCGGAGTACATCCACAACAAGTCTGGGAGGACTGGTATGACAAGCAATGAACAACACTTCAAACGAGACGCATGGCTGTCAAGCCGACATCGGACGTGGGGCTACAACGCACCGGCGATGGACATTGACTTCCTCATGGTCGAATACGACAAGTGTGTACCCAAGGCAATCATTGACTATAAGCACGAACACGCCACACTCGATCTGACCAATGTCGGTGCGCGAACGCTATGCAATCTCGGCAACATGGCGAGCATCCCAGCGTTCATCGTGCAGTACGGTCACTCGAATCAGGACGGATGGTGGGGCGAAGTCGCCGAAGACTCTGTCCCATTCTTCGTGATCTGGCCGCTCAACGAACACGCAAGCCGATTCATGTTCACCCATCAATTCAAAACCGAACAGATAGACGAAGTTGCGTTCGTCGAGTTCCTCTACGAGTTACGCGGTCGCAAGATACCAGCCGACATACTCAACACCATTCTCAAAGGAATCAAATGATTCTTATCGGTGATGTTCGAGAAAAGTTGAAAGAACTACCAGATCAATCAGTTCATTGTGTTGTTACATCGCCACCATATTGGGGATTGCGCGACTATGGAACAGCATTATGGGATGGTGGAGATCCAGAATGCGACCACATGTCCGATAAACGAGGGTCTCGGTTTGCCACGCCAGTATCAAAAAAGCAAGGAAGAAATATCGGCAGTGGAACAGCATCAAGACGCGATTGCGATTGTGGTGCAATGCGCATTGACAATCCGATCGGTATGGAAGACACACCAGAACAATTCGTTGCGAACATGGTCGAAGTATTCCGTGAAGTGTGGCGTGTGCTGCGTGACGACGGCACACTCTGGCTCAACCTCGGCGATTCGTATTCGGGTTCAGGCAAAGGACCAGCAGGTAATCTCGGCGCAACACATAACGAACGATGGCTAGAACATAAGCACTCGGCAATCGTGCCAAACGGACTCAAACCAAAAGACCTAGTCGGCATACCGTGGCGAGTTGCGTTCGCACTCCAAACAGAAGGCTGGTACCTGCGACAAGACATCATCTGGCACAAACCAAACCCGATGCCAGAATCGGTAACAGATCGATGCACTAAATCGCACGAATATATCTTCCTGCTCAGCAAGTCACGCCAGTACTACTTTGACAACGAAGCAATCAAAGAACCTTCAACACAACTCGGCAAGACCAACATTCGGTTTGGCGGCACAAAATACGGTGACAGCGATGATCCGAAACATGCAACCAAATCAGGCAACGAATACACAGACAGCGGTACACGCAACAAGCGTGATGTGTGGACAGTAACAACACGACCATTCAAAGGCGCACACTACGCAACATTCCCACCACAACTCATCGAACCGTGCATACTCGCAGGATGCCCACCAGACGGCACAGTCCTCGACCCATTCTTCGGCTCAGGCACAACAGGACTCGTCGCACAACAACACGGACGCAACTGTTTTAACTTCTCTCGAACATCACCGATCAGAATCATTGAGTTCCTCGTCGAGGTCTGTGTCTAGGTATATGCGGACAATGTGGACGCAGTGGTCTTGCCCACTTTGGTAGCCATCTTCTTCGTCGTCTGTTCTCGGCACACCATCATGAGTTTCACATACCATCGTTGAAGACCAACCATGATCAACTCCGTATTGCAACCATTCTTTCAAGTTCATGTTCTCTCCTTCGGTCGGTGTTGCTTACTGGTTTAACTGTTTGGCGATTGCTGGTGGGATGGTTCGGCCGCGGATGCTGTACAGCCAGGTGACGAATACGAGTTCGGTGATCTTGGTGTTGTTGTCTTCGGTTGGCATATCTTTGCCGTGCGCATACATGTTCAACGGCAAGATCTGGAACCACGGCTTCGAGTCTTCTTTGATGTCTCCCCACCAGCCATCCTGATTGGAGTGACCGTACCTGACGAAGAACGATGGTATGCCTGCCATGTCGCCAAGTTGTGTCAACGTCTTGGCACTGACACCGTTCAGGTCTATGAGTGCGTTCTCGTGCTTGTAGTCGATTAGTCCGACTGGGATGCAGTGGTCGTATTCGGTGACTACGAAGTCCAGATCCATGCAGGGAACATCCATTCCCCACTTGCGGTGTTGTGTTGAGATGTATTCATCTCGTTTGAAGTTGCGTTCATTGCTTGTCACAGGTCAAAGCCTGTCCAGAAGTCTTTGTCGTTCTTGTCTGGTCGTTCCCATCTAACTGATGGATGTTGTTTTGATCGCTTGGTTTTCTTCTTCGGCTTTGACTCAGGTGATGAACCAACCTTCACACCTGGGTACAGGAATCCGTGTCGGCAAAGTTCGTGGAATCGTAACGCTTCGAATGCGCGATCCATCCCTCCGTTGATGATCGCATCGGCGAGCTGGTCGGATGCTTGTCGTTCCAACGCGAGTTGGTTGGAGAGTTGTTGAATTATTTGTGCTGACTTCTTATCCATGTGCAGACCTCCTATGGTCATTCGTCTTGTAATAACTGTCTTGCTATCCTTAATTTCTCGGCGGCCGAAGCCGATTCCAATAAACCGATCGTAGTACTTGTCACTTGTTCAGGCGGGCATATAGTGAAAAACTTTTGCTCACTGGTCATAAAGTTTTCTATCGTGGCGACCAGCACATAGGTTGTGCAGATGTAGTCCATGTCGCATTGCGATTCAACATAGCCTTTGATGCGGTCGGTGAACGGTTCGTTGTCAGTCATCGTCTTCGTCTGGCTTCTCTCCACAACGAGGTTTGACAGGCATGATCCGTTTTGCGAGACATGAGCAGAGTTTAGGTTTCATCGTTCGGCAACGGTGCGTGGGAACGGTAGATCGTTGTAAGCCTGGTTTAATAGACCGAGGTAGCCGAGCGTGTCAAGCAGGCTGTCGTGGTGCAGACGATTCTTGTCAAGGTTGGTTCGTAGTCGTGCCAGTTTGACTGACACCATGAACAGGAGTGCGTCGGCGATGCTGAGTTTGATGCCGGTCAAGCCTTCGAATATGGCGATGACTTTGCTGTAATCTTCGACCACGTTGCCGTATGAGGCTCGGCGTGCGCCCGTGACAAGTAGGTGTGCTTCGAGCAGTATGTCTGCTCCGACTGATTGTGTTGTCATTTGTTCTCCTCTGCGTGGTTGATTCGTGCAATAGCGATCTCAGCGTATTCGGCTGATTGTTCTATGCCGATGAAGTTGAAGCCTTCTATGACGGCGGCTTTGCCTGTTGATCCTGAACCTGTGAACGGGTCAAGAACTGTGCCGTTCGGTGGGGTTATGAGTCTGCACAGGTAGCGCATTAGTTCTGTCGGTTTGACTGTCGGATGATGGTTGCGGTTTGTGGTAGTGCGTTCGTTGCCGCTTCCTGTGAGCATTGTGCCGTCGAGGGTTGCGGTCATTCCACCTGAGCGCACTTCGTTGAAGTCGTCGAGTCCTTCGTTGCGGTCATTCTTGCTGGCTTTAGCACAATAAAAGAAACGAGCAGCAGAACCATTGTCGCCATAACAGGGCATATCTTCTTGTCTGCCGATGGGTGAGTATTTGCCGTGTTGACCGCCTGCGCCACGAGTGACTATCGCAGGTGACTTGCTTTCTGGGAATAGTTCTAGCACTTCGTCTGAGCCATCGTGAATAAAGTTTGCAGGAAACCGACCTTGTTGGTTTTGTTCTGTAGTCACAACTTTCGTGCCGAACTCGTAAATGTTTTCTTTTAATTCGTAACCTTGTGGATTCCAATTATTGAGAGATTTGGCTTTATCAAACTCAGACATACCCACTCTGCATCCGTCTATGTTGATACCGCCAACACCGTGCGTCAAAACATTGTTCGCCACTGTTCCGTCAAGCGGTTTGCGTGCTAGCACAATCGGTTCGTGAGCAGGTTTAAGTGCTGTTCCCCAACCATCCCATTGCTTAGCCTGAGCCGTAGCAGGAGCAGTAATTGGATTTCCTAAACCAGCACCTACCTGAATCTCACCACCATAAATAGAACGAGCCATAGCAGTTCTTGGGTCGTGTGGGTCTGTGTATCCAACTACTTCACGCTCTGCACCTGCATCCTTGTCGATCGCCTTGCTGATGTTCAACGACTTCGGAAACCCTGACCCATACACCCACATAATCTGGTCACGAATCTGAAACCCTGCATCCTCAATAGCGACAGCAAGGCGATGGTAGGTGCGTGAACCGCCAAAGGCGAGCAGATGACCGCCTGGTTTCAACACCCTGAGACACTCTTGCCAAACTGTCACATCGTAAGCAACGCCGGTCGAATCCCAACTTTTACCCATGAACCCAAGTTCGTATGGTGGGTCAGTGACGATTGCGTCAACAGAGTTGTCCGGCATAGTTTGCATAACTTCTCGGCAGTCGCCGTGTAGGACGGTCATGATGTTTTGGTGACGATCTCGTAGTTGGCTTGACTGTATGAAAGCAGGTTGCCGTCTGGTTGGATGGCAACCCATGTCGGTGCATCTGGGTCGCATCCGCAGCCTTGAAGCGTTATCGGATCAGGTAACACAACCAGATCGCACACCTGGCAGACAATCGCCTGATCTGGTCGGATTGTGATCATACGCCGCACATCCCTTCACACTCCTGATCAAATAGGCTGCCTTGACCTTTTTCTTTAATAGTGCGCAAGTCAACAAGATCCAGTGGTTCCATTTGCGAGTGCAGATATGGGACTGCATAGTAACGATCATCTGCTGTCATCATGGTTCTGATGCTGTAATCAAAGTCAACTGCATCTGCCCATTCCGTGGGTGTCTCGTCTTTGAGTCTTCGCCATTCATCATTTGATTTGAATGGACATCCGATGCAAGCAGATCGAGGCGGTTTGTCATAGCCATGCTTCTTGCACCAGTCCAGACAATCTTGTCTAGTAATTTTCATGTCGACTAGTGGATATTCGTTAAGAATCCAAGGGAATGCGGGATCGCGCATACGCTGTGACTCGTCGTAGGAGATGCCAATCACAGTTGTGGCTAAATGATGTTTAGACCTTTGACCTTTTTTAAGACCTACCAAACGACGCTGTTCTTTAAGCAGTGGTTGTATTTTGTATTCGTTTGTGCATTGCCTACGCACCATACCTTTCTTGCCATCAGGTGTTTTCATGAATAATGGCATTGAAGCGGATCGTGTATTTGGTTTGAGAGCGTCTTGTCTGATGTTGCCAATAGATACTTGATGGAAGGGTATTTGTGCCTCTTGCATCAATGCCTTCAGATGATTCAAATGTTTATACACGGCTGTTGGTTCCCAACCAGTATCGGCAAAGATGACATGATCAGCAGGTTGTATCTCGCCGCGGAGCATCATGTACAGGACAGTCGTACTCTGCACACCAGCACCAAGCGACAGCACTCGAATCGGATATGTCACAGTTCAACACCTTGTGCGATGTGTACTCGTAGTCGGCTGACATCTGCGTGTGCCTTTTGCAGGTGCAACTTTGTTGCTTCTAGTTCTTGGTGCAAGCTGACGCAGTTGGATCGGTCGTCATCGCGTTGGCTGGTGACGAGTTCTAGTGCGACTGATAGTTCGGCGACACGGGTTTGCAGTTCGACTATCTCTTGGCTCATTGCGTATGGGTCTTGTGTCATTTGTTTCTCCTTGCTAGTTCTTCTTTGAGTGATGCGATTACTTCGAATAGTCGGTCTTGTTCGCCAACACCGACAAACATTTTCTCTAGGAACGCGATTGCGTCCCGTATATCTTTCTTAGTCATTTGACCTCCGTTGGTTAGGAGAACGACCTTACTTCGTCCGAGGGAGGAACGAAGCAAGGCCGAACCCTGTTTCAGGTTTCTAC